AAAGCATTAAGCTATGCCAACACTATTTCGTTGACAGAGCAGAATAGAGAAACAATCTGGCGAGAGTTTGGTGGTCTAATGCCATTAAATTGGGGCAATAGAGCAGATTTAATGATTAGAGAAGGCTATTCAGAGAATGTTGATGTTTATGCGATAGTTAAGAAGATAGTTGATGTAAGCAAATCCGTTCCTTGGATTGTTGAAAGAAAGAAAGTTGATGGAACTTGGGAGAAAATTTATAACACATCTCTTCACGAATTAATGGATGAGCCAAACAATTATAAAGGCTACACTTGGAATGACATTGAAGAGCAAACCTTACTTTACTTATTAATAACTGGCAATGTTTATTTAGTGGGTAATACACAGTTTAATTCAAGATTGATTCAAGAATTAGACATTCTCCCAAGTTCTGCCATTAACATTTATAACCGCAACTTAAATTTTTTTATGCCACAACTTGAATATCAATTCAACTTTGGTGGCACATCAAGGGTATACACGCAAAATGAGTTAAAGCACATTAAGTTCTACAATCCAAACCTACAAACCTTTGACTATGGTTTAAGTCCAGTACAAGTGGCTGCATACGTTGTGAAGGTAGGCAATGAGCGTTGGATTGCTGATGCAAGTATATTGAGTAACAAAGGTGTTGCAGGTTTAATTTCAGATAGTTCACAATTACCTATGACACCAGATGAGGCAACAAGGGTGGATGCTGAATTGAGAAATAGAGTTGGAGGAGCGCATAACTTTGGTAAGATTATTACCACAAACAAAGACTTAAAATACATTCAAATCGGAATGTCACCGAGTGATATGCAGTTACTTGAGAAAGGAATAGTAAATACCAGAGCATTGTGTAATGTGTTCGGTATTGATGCTAAATTATTTAACGATACTGCTGCAAGTACATTTAACAATAGTTTGGAAGCGCAAAAAAATATGTATACCAATTGCATCATTCCTTTGTCCGATAAAATGGCAGAGGCTTACACGCAATACTTATGCACCAATCATTTCCCAAGTCAACAAGTTAGAATGCGCCAAGACTTTAGCGGTGTGGAATGCTTACAAGAAAATAAAATGCAGTTAGCAGACTTTAAAATGAAAGGCATATTTACTGCTAACGAAGTGCGTGTTGCAATGGGCAAAGCACCTATTACTGATGACCCTAACGCAGATAAATTAATTATATCAACAACATTACAAAGTACAATAGGCAATGAGCAAAACCAAAGCACAACTGGAAGCAATTAAGATTAAGAAATTAGCAACTAAAATAGTTAAGAAATGAAGTTACCAAAATTCAATGATAAGAGTGAGAAGTGGGCTTTCTTGAAGAAGAATAAAGACCTCATCATTGCTGAAAAAAAGGCAGCAACAAAGTATGCTGATTGCATTGCTTATTCTTTGCCAACTGAATACAAAAAAGATGGTGTAACGAAAGCTATGATTGATGACATTGATGTGCCAGATGAGGTTGAGGTTATTACTGCGAAAGTGGTAATCAATACAACTAACATTGTAGATAGTCACGATGACTGTCATATCCCGGGCATCTGGAAGAAGTCACTTAATGAAACAAAGTCATTCTACCTATTGCAGGAGCATAGAATGGCATTTGATAAAGTGATAAGTGATACCATCATTGCAAGCACAAAGAAAATGACTTGGGATAAGTTAGGCTTTCCCAACTTACAAGGTGATACTGAAGCATTGATATTTGAGGCTGAAATAAGCAAGGATAGAAACGAATTTATGTTTAACCAATACATTAATGGTTGGGTAAAAGAACATTCAGTAGGGATGAGATATATCAACCTTTATCTTTGCATCAATTCCACATCAAAGCAATTTATGGAAGAGAAAGCAAATTGGGACAAATATTACCCAATGGTAGCTAACAAAGATTATTTAAAAGAAGATGAATATTTTTGGGCAGTTACAGAAGCTAAAATTATTGAGGGAAGTGCAGTATTAAAAGGCAGCAACTATGCAACACCGACAATTAGCGTTACTATACCAAAAGAAAATATTGAGCCGTTGAATAACACTCAAACATCCGTAGCCGAGCAATCACTACAAAAACAAAAACAAAAACAATTTTTTATTAATCTCACAAAAAACATTTAAAAATGAAGACCAAATTTGAATTATTCCTTGAAACAAAAGGATTAAACACCATATCATTTGCAAATCAAGAAGCAGAAGAAATGGCAAAGTTATACAACGAGTATAACGAAGAAGCAAGAAAAGCATTAGAAGATGCAGTTTCTAAAAGCGCAAGCAAAGAAGATATCGAATCTTTAAAATCTGAACTTGCTACTGCTCAAAAAGAGCAAATGGTACAATTGAACAAAACATTGAAAGAATATGGTTTGGCAATTGAAAAGTTAAACAAAGATAACCAAGCAAATTCTTTAACTGCTCAAGCATCTGATATCAGAAAAGCATTAGAGGAAAACAAAGCAAACTTAACAAAGTTGAAAGACCTTGATAAATCTGCTGCTCACGGTGCTGGTTTCTCTTTCAAGGCTGTTGGTGATATGTTAGAATCTACTAACATTAGCGGTGGTAATGTGCCAGTTGAACAACGTATTGCAGGTTTAAACTTAATTGCTACACGCAGACCAAGACTAATTGATTTATTCGCTAAAGGTCAAGCAGCAAGTAACATCATTTCTTGGGTTTACCAAGCAAACAGAGATGGTGCTGCTGGTGGAACTACTGAAGGTTCAACAAAAAATCAAATTGATTTTGATTTAGTAGTTGCTTCTCAAGCGGTGGTTAAGCGTACTGCTTACATCAAAGTATCTACTGAAATGTTAGATGATATTGATTTCATCGAAAGCGAAATCAGAAACGAATTGATGCGTTTGTTAATGTTAGATGTTGAGAATACATCTTACTCTGGTAACGGAACTGCGCCTAACTTAAATGGTATCAGAACAGTTGCAACTGCGTTTGCTGCTGGTACTTTCGCAGGTACAGTTGATAATGCTAATAGTGCCGATGTACTTGTTGTTGCAATGAATCAAATTGCTATTGCAAACCAAGAAGCACCTAACGCTATTTTGATGCATCCATCAGACATAGCAGCATTGAAGTTAATGAAAGTTTCTGCAACTGACAAGCGTTATGTTGATAGATTACTTTATGTTGGTATGGAGTTAACACTTGATGGTGTGCCGATGATTGGAAGCACATTGGTTACTGCTGGAACTTACCTTGTAGGTAACTTTAATTTGTCTGTATTGTACCAAAAGCAAGGTATAATGATTAACATCGGACTTGATGGTAATGACTGGACAAAGAATATGCGTACAATCATTGCAGAGTGGAGAGGTGCATTAGTAACCAAGAACAACGACAGAACTGCGTTTGTGAAAGGTACATTTGCAACTGATATTGCTGCATTAGAAACTGCTTAATTAAATGAGCAAAGTAAAATCTAAAGAAGTAGTAGTGGAGGCAAAAGCCTCTGCTGCTGCTCCTTCTGAAAATAAATCAGAAGCGAAACAAGTAACGCAATCAACTGTTGAAGTTGAGGTTGTTGTTACAAAAGATTTTAATGGCTTGAAAGCAGGTGATAAAATAGTTGTATCTGAAAATATTGCTGAATTATTAACTAATAAAGGTCTTGTAAAATAATATGGGAATTCTAATATCAGCCTCCGATTTCATAGGCGAAAATAAAATAGCAACTGATGTATTCACGGATGCTGAATTAGATGTTTTCATTACGCTTTATGAGGCAAAGTTACTTTATGAATTAATGGGCATTGAGTTGTATGATTTATTCATTGCAGACCTTGTTGGAGGTGTGCCACAAACTGCGAAGTATGTGACCATTTACGAAGCGTTTGTTAAAGAAATAGATGATGAGATGATTACAAGTGATGGTATGAAGGTTATGTTGGTTAAATGGGTATTTTTCCACTACGTTAGAACGCAGCCACAGACCAATACCATTCAAGGTAACACGCAAAGCGAAGGCACTATTAATATGCCCAGCGCAATGAGTTACACATCATTAGTCATTGATTACAACAAGATGATTCTAACATTCAAAGCAATTCAAACCTATATTGAGTCGGTAAAAGATGCCGATTATCCAACATTCAAAGGTGTTTATAAAAATTATATGTCGTGGGCTTAATAACTACTAAAGACCATATTAAAAATGTTGTTGATGCAATAGATAAAACTATTGTAGTTAATTCAGTTGTTGCCGATGGTAGCAACTGGAAGTTAATGACAACAAATACGAAGTGGGCAACCTTTGGTAAAATATTAAGCGGTAAGGTAATTAAAGAGGTTGTATTCAACGAATCAATCACTATTGCAGCAGCTACCCAGCCAACTACTGGCATCTATAATTTAACATCACCATTCTTTTATTTTGGTACATTTTTAGAAACCAATTCAGAACTAATCAAGGTATCAAGTAGCAACAATAAATTGCCATTGATATACCTGCATATGAATGCTCCAGAGAGGTTTGCTGATGAGGAAGCTACTATTGATTTTGAGAGTGATTGCGCAATCTATTTTCTTGTTGATGCCGACCCAAAAAATTGGTTGAGGTCAACACATTTAGAGCAGGCAATAAAGCCAATGAAATCACTATGTTCCGAGTTTATTCGTTCTTTATTTGCGTATAGTAGAACTAACGCAAGCAACAAGATTACATACGTTGAAAATGATTATGCTAATTTTGGTAAGGTGCAATGGGAGGGTGTGAAGAGTCAAATCTTTGCGGACAATACCTCTGGTACTGAACTGCTAATTAAAATACCATTTAACAAATGTTTTTCCTGCTGCGAAAATTAAAACAAATTATTAATATTTAAAACAAAAAACAATATGTCATTATGTTCTTGCGATGTGTCGCTACAAAACACTGGTTCACCAAGTTGCTCACCAATTATGGGTGTTGCAGCAAATTTTATTTTAGTTCCGTTAATTGCCAACGATGGTACATTTAACTACATTGACCCAACTGCTACTTTAAACGATGCATACTTTACTGCATTAATCAACGAAGCAGATGATTCAAAGCGTTGGTATCCAACTGGCAAATTAAAAAATGTTACTACTGATAGAGCAGACCCTATCTTGGAAACATTTGAAGATGGGTCAAGCGTATTCATTCGTGATGGTATCCGTAACTTTACCGCAATGATTATCAAAGGTAGCTTTGAACTTGCAAAACAATTCAATGCTAACAGATGTTCAACTTTTGGTATCTTTATAGTTGATTTGGATGGTAACATTTTAGGCACTACCAAAACTGGAAGTAACTACCTTTACCCTATTGCGTGTGATGCTGCTACTTTCTATGCAAAGCCAGTATTCACAACTGATACAACTATCCAAAAGATAATGTTGCAAGGTCAATGGGATGTGTT